GACCTGTAGGTCCCGTAATGCTAGGACCTGTAGGACCTGTAGGACCTGTAGGTCCCGTAATGCTAGGACCTGTAGGACCTGTAGGACCTGTAGGTCCCGTAATGCTAGGACCTGTAGGACCTGTAGGACCTGTAGGTCCCGTAATGCTAGGACCTGTAGGACCTGTAGGACCTGTAGGTCCCGTAATGCTAGGACCTGTAGGACCTGTAGGACCTGTAGGTCCCGTAATGCTAGGACCTGTAGGACCTGTAGGTCCCGTAATGCTAGGTCCTGTAGGACCCGTAAGACCTGTAGGACCTGGCATAAATATCCATTCATTTCGTATTGAATTATATATTAGAGTGTCTCCATTTAGAGGGTCACCTGATTGTATTTGTATATCATTTATGAAGATATCTTGCCTTTGTGGTTTACTAGTTCTGAAGTCAGACATTTATAATAAATTATCTTTTTGTAAGAGATTCTTAATATAACTTTCTATGTCTTCATGCTTCACTGTATAAGGTACAATAATTAGATTTATACCATTTTGCTCACATAGTCGTTGCTTCATATCATCCCTATATTTTAAATTATAGAATGCGTCTTTACTTGTGTGGAAATATGGTATGTATTTGTAGTGTTGTTCACCGTTGTACTCAACGGCGATCTTAAGCTCATCATTATAACAATCTAGTTCCAGATTATATCCACTCACTCCATTCATCATAAAGCTCGGTCTCGTTTTCGGGAATGGCTTACCAGTAAGATGTTCAACCACCCTTCTACATTCAGTTTCCCCCTTGCTTTCAAATGACACCTTCTTTTTAGGTTTCAACTGTTTGCCTAGCAAATCCCACATCATGGGAGTATGATCTGTATAAGTCCCCTTTTCCCCTGATAGCCAATTCCAGAGAAGAAGAATTACCAACACAACCACTGCGAACAAAAATAACATCAAAAACATTTTACTCTCCAACTGTGAACTTGCTTTCTTTAACCACATTTTTTTCATAGAAAAGTAAGTTTTTCTTATTTAGTTCATCATCATATCCAGATTCAATAGCCTTCTCACAAGCATTTTTACCCAATTCATTCTCATTCACATAGTACGCTATAATTCCCAATTCTTGCCACCTATCATGAATATAACATTTCCTATTTACCCACAACACACAATTAGAAGGATATGGTGTATCACACGCCAGCTTAGCGAACATAAAGGCTAACTTAAATTGGGCCTTCCTCCTGTAGATTTTAGCAATCTCTACCAATGGTTCAGCCCTCTCAATTATCTGATAAGCTTTTAGATACCACTTAACACTCTCATCATCATTCTGTTCTAATTCCCCGTATTTTAATGATGAAATAAACATCTCTTCAAAGAATCCGTCCTTATTGTTTGACCGCTGTTTATAGAAAAACATAGCATCTTTCTTCATATTGAGACAGTCGTATGTCTGGGCTAGGTAGTATTGGGTACGAGCATCAGTTGGATTGATAGCTATAGCCTTCTTGAGTAGCAACAGATCTTTCTTCCATCTCTCCTGAGATTTACCGTCATTGTCTTTCACCCGATCTTGGTAAAGAATAATCTCTATTTTACCAATCGTTGTTTTTGGAGGGACATCTATATACTCATGTACAAGACCTTTGTACCTGAATCCTATATTTGGTTTGATTAATCTAATATTGTAATAATCAATCTCATTCCCATGAGATATATACCATCGTTGATGAATTAAGAAGCCTTGTTCAGGTCTTCCACAAATTAATTCTTTTAGGTTTTTATCAAATATGTATTCATCATTACTATCAAGTAATAGTAGGTAATCATATAGATGCTTGTCTGAGAAATCTAATAATTTGTTACGTGAAGTAGCAAAATCCTCAAATTGTCCTTCAAGTAGATGGAAATATAGATTGTATTTTTTTACAAACCTCTTCATGATGGCTATTGTAGAATCTTGAGATCCCGTGTCGAAAACTATAATACCATCAACGACATCCTTCACACTCATCAACGTGGTTTCGATCCTATTTTCTTCATTTTTAACCATAATAACAGCAGCTAATTGTAAATGACTCATTTTCCATTTGTTTGATATCTATATCTCTAAATGATATGACTACAATTTGAGGGGTAATACTTGTCTACAGGGTTGTTTTTATCTAATAGAAGAGGTCTAAAGCCCGGATTATGAATCAAAAATGCCGAAACCTAAATCACCAGAAAGACCCAAGAGTGATAAGAGCGATTATAAGAGAGAACATAAGAGCGATCGTGATCACAAAAGGGAACATGAAAGGGATCGTGATGATCGTGATCATAGGAGGGAACATAAGAGAGAACATGAAAGGGATCGTGTTGATAGTGATCATAGGAGGGAACATAGGAGGGAACATAAGAGGGAACATGAGAGGGAACATGAGATAGATCGTGAGAAAATCTCTCGTTCACGTGAAATTCATGATGTCGATGTAGAAAACTCACCATCTCATACAGAGAGTAGTCGGGATTACCCCGAACTTATACGTAAACTAATTGATATATGCTTGGGTGAGGCAACCGAAGTAAAATTAGCTTTTAAGAATCGTAATAGGCAGAATTATAAAAATATTTTCGAGAGTTACAAAGATAAACTCTCAGAACGCGACTATTCAATAATTAAAGGTGCTTTATTTTATCTTTACGAATTTAGTCGAGTAACATCGATTGATAAAAAAACAGCTGCGTGGATGATTGGTATTCATGAAATTCCTGCAAGTCAGATAATTTCCTATACTAGGATGGATATCTTGAAGAGTATCGCTAAAGACCATGGTCTATCATATTCGAACAAGAAGGCTGAAGACCTCGTTAAGAGTATTCGAGGAGTCATCGATCCTAGCCAATGAATTAATTCTTATAACCCAAACGGGTTATAAGAATCAGCATATAGCTACTATAATAAGCACTATTATGAGAATCGCAATGGCTAATAGATCATATTTGTATCGTCTCACAAAATCAATTAACTTCTCTGATTCAGATGTAGGAGGTCCGTTAGGTGTTGGTTGTGGTTGTGGTTGTATTGGTTTTGAAGGTTTTGAAGGATTTTTATCAAATGTGCAGACGATATCGTTTTGAACGTGATCAATTGATACATTACCATCCTCAATGATATCGAAAAGGACTTGGCATAGTTTATCTGGGCATGCTGGATTTGTTAACTGTGTTGGTACGAGGTACTTTCCCGATCTATTGGCGCATGCCGTGAACCAACATCCATCGTTAATCGCGTGAGCCCCCTTCATCGCTTGATACGAAGTGTTATCTGATCTATTAACACATTTACAATCTTCTGTATTGTGACGTAGGCAATAGTTCTGTATTGTGCCGTCTTGAATATGAGATGGTTGTTTCTCAAACCACTTCCTACACTCGTTCCCACCTTCACCTATTGATTTGAGCCGACTGCACTCCTTCATTCCTTTCGGACATGTGCTAACCTTCTGTGTACAGTACTTGGCCTCTACATCGGTATTATCTCCAAATTTATCTTTATATGTAAGCACTTGCGCGTGTGTATCGATGTTATCGAGGTTGTATACACATTTAAGATTTGGTGCTTGTCTATCCCACCCATAGAAGATAAGAGGATCGTTACCCTTAGAACTACGTCCTATCTCGCATTCATCTCTATCTGGTTGTGCGCATTTGGGTTGCGACGCGCATAGGCCGCCGCAGCAGCTTTCGTTGCCTATCTGCCAGTCCTGTATATTATGCGTCCAATGGCAGGGGATTCGTTCTGTGAATATAGAGCAATGGAAACATCTACATTCTCCAGGTTGATAGTGGTGTTTTTTACTTCTCTGGACTAAATGTCCTACTACATGTTCTCCCATGTTTTTATGGAATGTGGAAATTATCAACAGTTATGTTTAGCGTTTCCTATACATCATCCAGATCGCTCCCAACACAATAACGACGAGTAATATAATTACCAATTTTCCTCCATTACTCTTTCCAAGGTATATAATATTCCCAGGGTCGAATTCCCCTCCTTTTACATCTATATCGAGAATGTCTCGTCTATTTATCTCTCTCACCTTCTGAGGATCTGCCATGTAATATACATCCGAATGTTGTTTTTTGATGTTCTGTATATATTTTTGAGCTATTTGTTTCATATCTACCATCTTAGGACGCTCGGTCGCGCGAATGAGAATCATTGAACCGACTGGTCCACCAATCTCGGTCATGACCTGTTTGTCAAATTGTGCGATCTGGTTGAATGGATACATGGCTATTTTGAAATAACCTCCAGCATTCCCCCATTTTTCACCCCATGAGTTACGACAATGCCAGTACGGTACGTCTCCATATTTATCAGTGTCATATTGAATGTTTTTAGCTACTCCCCACCCGACTATACTGACGGCATGAAGGCCTGCGGCCTCACTCGTCATCGTGTCACTGAACCTTAATTTACCACCCTTATATCCATTATAGTCAGCTCTATCAAGGTATACTCCCCCATTGAAATTAGGATTTGTAAAATTACCAGTGAAGAAATTTTTCAGGACAACATAACCACCAATTACTGGACCAAAATCTAGAATATGACTCTTTACTGTATTTCTGAAAACGTCTACAGAAGCCTTGTTATTGATGAAGAAAACGTCACTACCTGAATCTAGTTTGTATAGGTACTTCTTGACCCCTTTATAGTAACATCCACACGGTTTTGGGATGTTATCATTCAGCTTACTAGCTAATGTTTTCGCGTCAAAATGTCGCGCTGAAGAAACACTCTTACATAGTTCACTATCTCCAGAACACCAGGAATAATCCACACACGACGTATCTGCAACCCCTTCACGTTCAAGGTAAGGTGCGACAGCGGCGGGGTTTCCTCCTAGGCACATATTGTGGAGCTCGCCAGACGGTATACATGACATGAGATATGTAGCACTAATGTTAGGAGACCAACCGACAGCTCCAGAAACTACGAAACAATCGCTCATAGCGTCAGCGAACGATACAGCCCAACATGAACCACACGCGTGTTGTGTGCTTACTTTATGAATGAGACTTTTTTTTACTAGGTCTAACGAGCTATCATTTTTTGTTGGTACCGCCCATGAGAAATTCTCATGTGTATGCTCGTGTGTATGTAGTTCTCTAGGATGTTCTTTTCCGGGATGCTCGTGCTGTCTAGGATCGTAACCATATCTCTGAGGATCAAGTAAAGGAAGTTCTTTAGAGAATCTAATATCTGTGTTAAGAGGTGGAATGATTAAGTAATCCTCTCTCTGACCTGATAGTGTGGCGTCAGGATGTGAATAAGAATGGCCAATTGCCTCATCATATGTTGGTATATGAAGCGGTAAATGTTTACTGAACCGTATATCTGTATTGAGAGGTGGTATGATGATATCCTCAGAAAATTTTTCTACAGTTCCGTGTGATGAACCTCCTATACTTTCCTCGTGAAGGATGATAGGTTTTTGGTTTTCTAGGTACTGTGATAGATTATCTTTTCCATCATCGGTGAAGTTCTCTCGAATGACTGTAGGTTTTCTAGAGTGAAGATACTCTTCCATTGTTTTTATAAGGAAAATAAACTTTTACGTTAGAGGTTATATGAGGTTATCTTTCAATACGTTTTTTATCTAGAAACTCTTTGGTATCGTTTTCCATGGTCCTTATATCTTTTATTTTTAAATCTTTCCATTGATCGTGAGAACATACAAGCTTCCTATGAAATATAGTGAAAATTTTACGTAGATTTTCGATAACTAAAGAATTGATAACATCCTTATTGGGTTCCTGACTTTCTACAGAAACTAATTTATGCACGACCATTGATATTTTGGGGTCGATGGTACTTTGCCAATCATCTTCTAAATTTAATAATTTTTTAGCATCAATATCTTTTATAAAATCCGATGTTATTATGTCTGTTACGATATCGATGTTTACCAACGATCGTTTATCTAAAATAGTCTGAGGTAATTTGAAAACATTGGTATCATCATCCACTGGCCTACATAATGTGTCAATTGTGAATTCACCCTTCGTACCAGCCTCTGCAGTAACGGTAGTCCTGAAGTGAGGAAACCTATGAAATGATGATTTCCTAAGAACGCAGTCTTTCAAACCTACTACCGATGTAATAGTGTTTGGTATATAATATCTCTTTGATGTGCGTTGTACTTTGTTTACCATCTTTCTATTTTTTTTATTGTGAGGTAGACGTGATTGGTCGCATTGTGTGTTTTCTAAGATTTCTACACCTTCACCGACTGTTGTGTACTCTTTTGACATTTCCATTATCGTGTAGAGATGAGCGATACTGTACTTGTCAAGTGTTATAGGTAACTTGATACGATATTCTATCATTAACATGTTTTTATTTACAAGAGAAAGATCATCAGTTCTGTTTTTTTTATGGATATAAAATGGCAGATAATGTAATGGCCTTAGTGAAAAAGAAGGGCTCTCAGAAGAAGCTCCGTGGAAAAGCAGCTCAGAGACAGAAAGCTCGTGCTTCCGCTCCTGTGAAATCCAGAAGAGTACCAGATAAGAGGAACCCGTTTAGACCCTTCAAAGATATGGACCCATGTGAGTTGAGTGAAGAGATTGATAATTTCGTAGCTAATGCCGGGTGGACCCAGGACCGACAGGTCCCAGATTTAAAATTAGATCGTGAAATAGTGAAGATGTTTAATATCCTCAAATCAGGAATCCCATTTCCCCTCGTAAAGACATTCTTCAACGATTTCGACGATAGCGATTCATTAAATATTATCAGATACTTTGATGAATTCACTCAACGCCCATACGTACGCGCCCGTATAGAGAATATGAAAGATATCATCAGGCGTCGCCAAGCAATCCCTCTCACTGCGCGTCCAGATGATAAACGTGGCTGTATGAACCAGGTGGAACGAAAGTATAGAGCGAAAGTATTAGAGGAAGGTAAGATAGGAGATCGTGACGTGTCTCCAGCTCAACGTCCAAAAGTTATGTTCGGGCCAGGAGAGATCTTATCTCAGTGTGAACGTGAATACAGGCGAGCACCGTGGATGTTCCCTTTTTCAGATCAAGTGATCAGAGGATTCGCTCTTAAAGGTATAGACCCACAATTTACAATACCCCAAGAAGTCCAAGATGGTTGGTACAAGGTTAATATGACTTGGTATAGAATGGCATGTGAAGGTAAACGTGTGTTTTCTCGGGGAAATGTGGCATACGTGACAGTGAATGACGACCTGATAGTTGAGACGGAGGAAATGTACAACGCTTCGAAATTAGATTGGATACGTGAATTCACACCTTTAGCCAAAGATGGTTTTGACATAGCGATACAAATGATCATAAATAACGATGTTCTAAAATCCACATACACAGGTGAAGATCTTATTGACTACGCAGAAGAAATAATTGCATCATTTGGTCAAATTGATACCAATTATGAACTGGCACGTAAGATATCTTACGTTCTAGTATTCCTACTACCTTTAATAGATGGTCCTCAAATATACCATAAACGAATTAGAAATGATGAATATCCCGGAATGGTATTGGTCAACCTGGATCGTTACACTCTTCTTCCCGAGGTATTCAGGGACCCAGATGTAGACAAGACTCCGATTGAGGCCAAGATTAAACGTATGAGGCGTACCATCGAAAACAGGTATTACGAGCTTGTAAAACTCAAAGACCCAACCATAAGAAAACAAGCTAGACAAACCGTTGTTGATATACCACTAATCGATCCTGAAATATCAGAGGATGAGGATAGTATACGTGTACGTGTTACTCCAGAAATCGCAGCGGATAGGCCGGTAGTGAGGAGAATAGTAGTTAAGGAATTAGCTCCTGGTCTTTTCCAAAAATTGAGGGAGAGGATTTCGATGATGACACCTATTTACTGTTCCCAATGCAACGCTGAGGTGTTCGCCCCTCCATTCATAACCCCAGTTGGAACGCAGCGTCTCAAATTCTGTAATAAGGAATGCTTTGATATGTATGACATCTAATTCGGTAATTTCTCTGGTCTATCTAAAAACATGGCACGGTTCTGCTTTAATGCTAATAGGAAGGACGCTATGGACTTCCTCAAGACGTTCTATAATCGCGTAGACGTAGATTTTGAGATAGACCAAAATAAATCCAACGAGAGCTGTATTATCCTTAAGGATAGACGTGATAAGGACATATTCATGAATTTGAACGAGCGTTTGGCGCGTGTCGAGGGATTCTCACAACCTTCGTATGTACCTAAATGGAGGATGATACGCCACAGGGGCCCGTACCTTGTCCAATATGAAAAAGAACCATATCTTGGGTCTATACTTATGGACAAAACCGGAAAACGATACAAACTCTCTCCAGAGGCCGAAAAAGCAGCGTTTCTATACGCTGCTTTGATCACATCTCCGATAAATGAACAATACAAAAACGACTCTATATTCATAGAAAACTATTGGAAAGACCTCAAAACATATATGGGAGAAAACCAACCATTCGCTAAATTTACTGACATTGATTGGAAGGATGTAGTATCCAATTATAGAAAGAAATGTAAGATGACTACCAATGATAACAAGAAATATAGACATGGATTTATAGAGGTTGACGGACAAATATACACGGCTACCCCGTTTGCTGCCGACGATATGTCCATATTTTTCGGGGAAGACTGCCATATAGGGTCTCCTGAAGACGTGAGACGGGGATGTATAAAACGAGCTATCAACGCATCAGATGTAATACTTAATTTATCTTCAGAGGCTAGAGATCTACCAAATATTTCAGAATTCAAGGAGGTGGTTTACAAACCTGGTATGAAATGGGCTGCTAAGTGGAAACAACCAATCACCGGTATCGTTAAGTACATGGATATATTATTCTCTAATCCAAACGAAGAAGAATTTATCGAGAATTTTATTGAAATGTATGATAGTGACATAGAAGATTCAGATGAAGAAGGCGAGGAGCGTGACTATGGGGACGAAGGGGATGAAAATAGCATAGGGGAGGAAGACTTATTTGGGGATATAGGTGATTTGAGTGATGATGATGATGATAGTTTTGACCGCCTTTCTGAGGTAGAGCGTAAGCGTATGGCTGCAGCGTACGCTGAAAGTATACCAACTGAAGAGCTTCTTGATTTTGACGATCTCGATTATGAAGAGATGGACTTACCATTCTCATATATAGTTCCCCCGAAAACACAATGGGAATACGTGCTGGACGCGTGTAAATCAAATTTCAAAGTGGTTGGTCACCTAGGTAAAGTTAACAATACAATACTACAGCTCGTAGCCGATGCGGCCGCTATGGCGTTGAGAGATGGGACTGCTTGTTCGCCTGATGTGAACAACGCATTTATTGAATATGCGGAGCAACGGCATGTGTGATCCCCCGATGTGAGCTGATTGAATTGTAAAAAATTATCTGTACTAAACAAAAGATTCATAATGGCAGATGGTTCAGAAATGCTAACTTATTTACTATATGCAGTACTTGTCATCGTGCTTGCCGTAGCCGGTTGGTACATTGGAAGTCAATGGGCATACAAAGAGGTGGGTGCAGTCGTTGGAGGACTGGTCGGTGTAGTAGGTGTTGTCTATTTACATTCTAGTAGCGCAAGTAGCTCATACTCATTTTAAAAATACTCTTAGGACTCGTCAATCGTTAAATCATAAAATTTTATCTTGATCTTGTAAAAAGAATGCCCCCAAAACGGTCATCAAGAAGTAAATCCAGGTCCAGATCCAGGTCCAAACCCAGAACAATGAAATCCAGATCCAGATCCAGATCTGGGAGTAAGCGTAAAAGCCCCGCTCGTTGTGTGAAATATTGTGTAGCTAGTGCTCGGGATAAAGCCATCGCGCGAGCTATACTCTCTGGAGGTAGAAAAAGATCACCATCCAGAAAAACTAAAAGACGTACTGTAAGAAAACGATAGATTGATATCACTCATTACCCTTAGGGTAATGAAACCATCATTATATTTTCACGTAGTGGATCTATGTAAAACATAAACAAAGAAAAATGAAATTATTTACATCGTTAATGTTTTGCATAATGCAATTTACATCCGGATTTATCTGTAATTTATGCCAAGAAAAACAGAAAATAGTTTACGCAGGTCCATGCTTTGAATTTGGAGATTGTATAGATAAAGGGCAGGACGATAACACGTTCTGGATTTCCCAATTAGATTCATACTTAAGACAATCAACCTCTCATCTCACCAACGCTTTCACAACTATAGAACGTAAAATAAACAAACGTGATAGTAGCAACGTAACTATCTTTGATGGCACACCTCAACAAATATGCGCACCTACTCAGAAATTGTCCCAGAACGCCGCGTTCCTAAGGAAGATGCACAGCGCGTATAGGTTGTCTGAACTAGCGCGTAAGTGTAAGATCATGGGAATGGATATAATTGCCCAGGTACTTCAGAGACTGCACGCAATCGCAAAAGATATCAATATCCAGAGGATTAACAATAAGAATCCACCAGTGTGGCCAACAGATGGGTTGACTTCTTTAGAATAAATATACTATGATCAAAATGGGAGCTTCATTATCCAAAAACGTATCAAACGCGATCACTAAAGCGGTAGCTAAGGTATCCTCTAATATTATCCAAAAGACCCAATTGTCTCAAGACATGGCTCAAGTCATCAGCGTACGCAACGTACACGGAGATGTACATATTTCTGGGAACACTTTTTCCCAACGCGCTAATGTCAATATGCACACGCTCCTGGATGCTCTCTCTTCTGAGGAGGCACAACAGTCCATAATGCAGGAATTATCCCAAGAGGCCAAAAGCGTTACATCAGGCCTCAATTTAGGACAATTCTCAGATGCTCAAAACACGATGAATCTGTTAATGGAAGCTACATTGAACCTAATTACTACCATAGGGCAAACATGTAAGGCTTTCAATAAAGAGCACCAGGAAATCATTGTGAACCGAGTATCAGGTAATGTGTATATCACGAATAACGTTTTCGATCAGATGTACGACATTCTACAAAACTGCACAGAGCAGGCATCCTCTAACAACAAACTCATTCAGGATCTTTCGTCAAAACTATCTCAGACCGCGAGCGCCAAATCAGAAGGACTATCAGGTTGGATATTGGTAGCGCTTCTAGCGGTTTTTATAGGAGTGCCGGTAATTGGAGGAGTAGCGGCAGGTAAAGCTATTCTTAAATTTATATTCCCTATCATAATGGTGGTCGGAATTATCCTCTTGGTTTTGTATTATAAGAGAGGTGAACAGGTCATGAAGGAGGTCGGTTTCTCTACGTTCATCAAAAACACCCCCATATGTGCGGCTACAGGAGAGCGCAACCCAGGAACGTACGCAAATACAGTGGCCGCGTCAAACGCATGTAAGAATGATGATACATGTAAAGCATTCGACTGGCAGGGTATCGAGATCTCTAAGAATGGAGAGTACAAGGTTCTTGATAACCCCGTAACGACGTTCTACTCAGGTGTGTATGATAAATGCAGAACATCCATAAAACCAGACGATGTCAAATTACTCAGAATTCCTACTTTCTTCCAAGGAAACATCGACCCAAACGTAAATCCCGCGATAGATAAAGCAAAGAAAGGTGACGTGTACCTCAATACAAGTAACGGAGTATGGTCACAGAAGGTTATTGATTGGCAACAACGAGGAGTGGTAACCACAAAATCATACAATAAGCTTGCATGGGGTTACAACGAACCTTCATTAGAACATGAGGCCAATGACGTATACGTGTACGCTAACCAACATAACCCAGCATATCTACATATTTTTAGATTCGACACACAGAATGGATGGGTGTATGAACAAAAGATTAAAGGCCCAGGGCTCGTGCCTGACACTCCCTCCACCATCAATGCTAGCGGTTTCAAAGATATTGAGAGGACTTCTTGGATGCTATATGCTGGCATCGCTGGTATAGTCATCGGAGCTGTTGGAAGCGGCGTCACATTGTTCATGGAAATGGAAACGAAGAAAGAAAGCTACACAGATTTTGATTGGTAAGATTCCATTACTCCTAAGAGTAATAGAAATAGATTAATACGTTGGCCAAAACACTCCATCTATGAGATGGATGATACCATTTTTACACATGATGTCTCCTTCGATGAGTGTTTTACCTCGAACCTTGATCTCACCATCTCTATGTTTTATGACGTCTATGTTGTTCCTTGGGTTATCGAGCGGAAATAAAATCTGGTTGTTTGATAACATACCAGTAGTAATTACTCCAGGTATGGTGGACATCTTCAAAATTCGGATAGACGTGTTAGGGTCAAGACGTGGAAAATCAGGAGGGAGTATTTTGGGCACGAAGAGAGTGTACCTACGCTCAGTAGCATTGTAAAAAGGAAGTTGACCAGCCTTTTTGATAACGGGAAGAAAATGAGATAAGTTCTTTGCAATATAATCTAATATGGTACCTGGTGTAGCCACCTCTCCTTTTGGAGAGGATTCGGTAGGTTCATACATCAATGTCGCTTGAGTAAATGGTCCTACGTATGTCATTTTAGAGTAACAAACTTATTTTTAGGCTAGTTATCTTTAAGGGTTATGTATTTGGTAGTATGATAAAAATGTTATATCTTTCATTGTTGTCATTATTTTATGTAAGCTTTTTCGGCAGCTCATATACCGCTCCGTTTACTATTCCGTACCGTTATCCAACATATAATGAGCTTGAACAAAACAAAACAATTACTATTAGTTCTCAACCAATCACAGAAGGTGAAATCTTCATTGAAAGGGGGGTACTTGAGTACCTCGTAAACAATGATTTCTTCAAGGAAAAACATCTACGTCAATGGAATAGATTGAACCAACTGAATACGCTTACTCCCCTCCAAGCAGTTAAAATGACGCGCTTGAAACGGCTCGAGACCAGGGCCCTTCGTCGTTTCCAGCGTGCCAGCGGGCTCCCAGAAACAGGCATCATCGATACCCCCGTCATTAGGATCGTATTTCCAGTAATATGTGGAACTCCAGACTACGTAGATGATCCCTTCAATGATGGTTTCCCAGAAGAAGATGAAGATGATGTAGGTGCTTTAAAAAAAAAATAATAACACCAGATAATTACTTAATTAAATCAGCTAAATGGCCGAAAAATAACCTCAAATGGATTTATCTCAACACGACACATTTTCAATCTAACCAGACAGGTTTGATCAACCAGACTGTTATGCGTAATACTATCCACCGAGCCCTATATGAATGGGGACAGCATACTCCACTCACGTTCACTGAGGTATCGGTCATCGAAAACGCCGATATTAAGATTTCATTTCAGAAAGGTAAACACTCCGATCTATACCCATTTGACGGAGAAGGGGGGACGCTCGCACACGCTTTCTATCCATCAGATGGGCGTGTCCACCTAGATATAGAAGAGAAGTGGAATGATGAAAATTACCTATTTAGAGTGCTGGTTCATGAGTTCGGGCATATGCTGGGACTAGGACATACCCCAAATATGACATTGGTTGATATTATGTATCACATTTACCTAGATTTTATAAATGGGGTAGGACCAGATGATATAGCAGGTATACAATTCCTATATGGTCTCAAACCAACGCCAACAACTATAAAACCAGTAAAACCAGTAAAACCAACAACGATAAAACCAGTAAAACCAACAACGATAAAACCAGTAAAACCAACAACGATAAAACCAGTAAAACCAACAACGATAAAACCAGTAAAACCAACAAC